TTGGCCTCGTTCATCGTGGTCCACTTCGCCGCCCAATGCTTCCAGCGGGCGTAGTCGTCGCAGTTCACGTTGCCCGGTCCGCCCGAAGCGTTGGTGTGGTTGCCGCCCAGGAATCCGCCTGTCGTGGACGAGTTGTAGGTCGCCCAATACTTCAGGAGTCCAAAGGGACGCAAGCCATCCGTATCGGTGAGCGGGCCGTCCCAGAAGGATTTCTCCATCTCTTCGACCCACTTGCCGTACATCTGGTGCTTCTTGACCTTGATGAAGTTCAGAATCTCGGCCGTGCCTTCGTTCACCTGTTCCTGGAAGATGTCCCACGTGCAACCGGTGCTACACATGCGTTCCGGCACGTAACCCTTCTTGACTCCGTTGACCTGGTTGAGGTTGTCTTGCGCGAACATCGAGGTCCACTTGAAGTTCGCGTCGTACTCGGTGATCAGCCGGAACTCGTGAGGCGACCCGGAGGCCACGCCCATCCGGTTTTCCGTGAGCAAGCGGTCCACCGCGATATACTCCCGGAGTTCCTGGGCGATATCGGTCGCCCGCTGTTTCGGATCGTAGTGCGACATCGTGGTGTTGACGATGTCTACCACATGTTCAGACAGAATCGTTGCCATGAGACTCGCTCCTTATTTCTTTGGCATAAACTGGAGCGTTCGATCCGGCGCTACGTTCGGTTGGTATCCGTGTTTCGCCAGCGCCTCGGCCGCCGCCTGTTCCGCTTTCGCGTTCAGGTTGGGGACAGCCGGTTTTCCAGGCGCAACGTGTCCGGGCACCAACGGCTTCGAGGCTTTGCGTTTCTGCATCGTGCCCTCGATATTACGCCGTGCGATCGCTCCGATTTGGTCGGAAAAAACCGCGCCGAAAGCTTCTTTCAACTGCTTCGGCGTCGGCAACACAAACCGACCGCCTTGTTCGAGCGGGAGTTTCTTCGCCAGCGCGTTCCGGTTCTGGACGGCTTCGCTGTTTGCCGCCAGATCGCGAATGCCGCCCTTGCCAAACAGCGGCTCGTATTCCGGTCCGAGTGACGAGAAAAACCCATCGAGGCGGTCCCCATACTGCTCGTACATCACATTCGCCATGTTCTCGGCGCTGGCCCGTTGCTGGTTGACGACAAAATCCCGAAGGAGATTGTTTTGGGCGGCGAGAGTTTTCATTGCCGCTTTCGCATCATCGTCCTCGAACTTCTCCAACAGAGGCTCGATGTCCTTCGTGGCGTCAAACAGGGCCAGTTTCTCAAGCGGATCGTCCTTGCTCTGTGGCTGCCCCGGACGGTTGTCCTTCCGCTCTGGCGCGCCTTCACGGGCTTTCGCCCACAGGGACATGGCGCGCTTCAGTTCGGCGTTCGTGGCACAGCCCATCACGTCGTCCTTCGGCAATCCGAGCGCCGCCGCTTCATACAGCAACTCGGCGTCGAGCGCGGGCATTTCGGCATCCGCGGGCTTCTCGCTTTCCTCGGACGACTTCTCGGCTTCAGGCTTCGGTTCATCTGAAGCACTGGCATCCGGTTCCTTCGGTTCGCCGGAAGTTTCATCGGCGGACTTTGAAGGATCGGAATCTTGTGGTTCCGCTGGCGCATTTCGCCCAACGGACCCGATGTCAAACGCTTTCGGCTCGGCGGCCGGCGCAGCACTCTCCGGCGCTGGCGATGCGGGCGCTGAACTCGGCACTCCTCCAGCGGTCGATTCTTCTGGCATTTCCTTCCCTCCCGTTAGTTGAATCCGTCCTTGTCTCTCCAGGGCCGCCCTTCAATGGACTCTCCAATGACGGCAGCCGCCTTGTCTCTCGCTCGTCGGGCGGCATGGGCATCGCCCTTGAATACCATCGCGCCGTCGGATCGAAACTCGAAATCCGTCAAGCCGCGCTCGCGCAAGGCTTTCGTCTCTTCGGCGATCTGCGAGCGATCCACGCCCATCGACACGCAAACGATTTCCACTTCCGGCAGATGCCGGCCGGGGCTTTCGGCAACATAGTCCCGGCGCATTTTCTCTCCGCAGCGGCACTTCATCGCTTTGCCACACTCGGCCATCGGGCGAAATTCTTCCGCCTTTTTCCCGCATTCATCGCAGACGAAACAGTAAGTGGGCATCGTCCGATTCCTTACAAGCTGACAGCCAGAACGTCCGCGCGCTCGATGTAGATTCCGCTCACGGCCAAGTCCGCCAACGTTTTTTCTTCCGCCGAGAAGTTGAAGCCGATGGCCAGATACTTGATGTCGTTCCAGTTCAGGCCCGTGCCGAAACCGACGTAGGAAGACGCGGCGTTCATCGACGGCGCGCACAGTTTCACGTGGTTCAGGTTCCAGATATTCGCTTCCGTCGAAGCGACGAGATACTGCCACTCGTAGTAGTTCACAGCCGACGAGCCGATTCGCACGAAGGACGACACGATGTCGGTTTCCGACGAATACCACGTATGCCAGCAAATCTGATCGAAAGGATGAAAGCCGGTGCTCAGTCCATTCGACAGCGCGGGCGACTTCTGGTCGCCCCAGGTGAGGGTCTTGTAGACGCCCGCCGCCACGTGTCCGGTTCCGTTCACCTTATCGAACTGAAGCGCGGTCACGCCGAGACACGTTCGGTTTTTTGAATCGGTGACGGTATCTGTCAAGTTCTCAGTGGCGTCGTTGAGAACCGTCCACTCGCTCGACACGTTGCAGAGATCGATCATAAACATCAGACTACCCCCCTATCGCTTCCTGGTTTTGGAATTGGTTGCTCTGAGACAGTTTCGACAGGCCGGCCATCATGTTCATCCGCTCGGAACGATCCGTCGAACCCGGAACGCTTTTTCGGATGTACTTGCGCGTTGTCTCGGTGGGCAGCCGGCCGGGGGGCGCGACTTGGCCCGGCGGCGCGGCCTGCGGTTCCTGGAAGACAAAGAACTTATTCACGTCGAATCCCTGGAGCCTGCAGAGTTCCGTCGCCAGGCCCATGACGTTGGGCGCGAAGCCTTGCTGCATCGCAAACTGAGCCGACGGGAGAATGAACTGATTCCACATGAGCATGAGTTGCGCCTGTTTCTCCGTCGGAGTCTCTTCGCGCAGACTGTAAATCGAAATCTCGAAGTTGTACTGAAGGAAATCCCCTTCCCGCTCTTCGGGCGTCACGCGAACGGGGACGCGGACAAGGCCCGTGGGCGACGTGCGGAACACGGTTTTCTCGTGCAGCGTTCGCGTCCAGGCGTACCAGGCGTGATCCTGCACGATGCCGTTGTCAAACTCCAACATCTGCTGCTGCATGTGCTGAATGATGGCATTTTGCGTGGCCTTCAGCATCTCGTCCTGTCCGAGCGTTTCGCTTTCCGGTGAAACGCCCGCCAGAAGCTTCAGCCCGCCGGCCATTGTGTCAAACTCGGTTTCAGCCTCCATCTGGTTTTGGGCAAGGACCGGATCGATGGCCGTGAGGCGCAGGGGCACGACGCGGTTTTTCGGATCGCGCACCCCGCCCACAATGCCCAGGTCGTTCGCGTCGCGAATCTTCCGCGCATCATCGTTCTCTTCCGCGACGTACACCGTCTTTGCCGCGTCCGCCTGCCGGAAGAGCTTGCGCGAAATGCAGTTCACGTGCATGTGTAGTTCGTACAACTGGTGGGTTGGCGGAAGGGGGATGGCGTAGCCGCTGGGCAAGAACGAGAGAATGCGATAGGGGCCGTATTCCGGCCCATCCCATTCCTCATCGCGCAGAATTTCATCGCTTCCGTGCGGGAAAGAGACGATCCGATTGTACTTCGGCAGATACACGTCCCAGACATACCGCCAGTCTTCCAGCGCCTTGTCCGGACGCATGGCTTGGTGGTCGGTCAATTCTTGGAGCGCCCGCATTTCGCCGCTGTAGGGGTCCGGGCTTCCAGAATCCTCCATCGTGCTTCGGACCTTGCTGCCAAAGATGTCCTCGATTTGGTCGAGCGTCAGCCGATGCCGGTCGCCGATGTAGTCGAGATCTTCCCACTCGTTGTGTGTCATGTCGATAACGAAGTGGTTTTCGTCCACCATGCCCGTCACAGCATCGTCGTGTTCATCATACCCGGTTTTGGCTATGGCCATGCCGAACATCGCGCGGAAAGCCGCGTCGAAAAACTGTTTCTGGATATCAATCTCGGTAAGATGCCGGTTCAAGTAAAGCTGAAACGTCTGGCTGTAGTCTTGCAGTTCCGGGTAATCCGTCGAGACGAGCGCCTGGGGCTTGCCGCTGGCGAGAAGGCGCATGAGGATCACCGTGAACTGCTGGAGCTTGTTGCGAAACACCGCCTTCTGTTTGGGCGCGGAGTGGTCGCTGAACAGGTGGCCGAGGTACTGCGCGCGGATGGCCTTCGATGCCTTCCGGTAGGATTCGAGTTCCTTGAAACTCTCGTCCATGCTGGCTTTCAAACGGTAGTAGTCAATGCCGGCCATTAGTTGATGCTCCCGAAGCCGATGTCTTGGTACATTCCGGCCTCAGACAGTCGCCGTTCATGTTCCTGCATCCGGCCGGCGAACGAGTTCGGCGGCACGTAGATGCTGTTTTCTTGGCTCTCCGGCCCGCGCAGGTCCAAAACCCAGGTCGCGAGCGCGTCGGCAATCACGCGGTCGGCATGGCTTTCCCTGTTGTCTGAGCGGTCGGTCGGGTTCTCCGCTTTCACGTGGACGGGGGTGCTGCCGTCCTTGCCGAAAACGATTTCCTCGCACTCGTTCATCGCCGGAAGGCTTCGATTCGTGATCTGCCGACTGAAGAGCGCGATTCGGTACTTGGTGAGCAGTTCCTTCTTGACGCCCGGCGCCCAGGGAAAACCGGGGGTTTTGCGAATGGGGGCGGCGCGCGCCGTGCGATCCTGGTAGTAGAAGACGTTCGTGTAGTGCAGTCGCTCCATGATGCGCTTGCCAAAGGCTTGTCCCGGCCCGCCGTCGTCCCAAATCATGTGCGCGTTGTGAAACCAGCGCGCGAGCGTCACGCAGAGCGTCGCCCAGTCTTCGGGCAACATGAGGTTCGTGCAGTATTCCGCCACCTTTTCGCCCAGGGCGTTGTAGACGACGGCAACCGAATCACTGGCTCCCGTGCCCTGGCTGATGTCGATCCCGATGACGTATTTTCCCTGGGGCGGCCGGCCCATCGCGTCCGTATTGCACCAGAGCCAGAAGGCCGTCAGCCTCTTCTCATCCACTTCCACCGGAGCAAACGCCTTGAGGGGCGTCTTGCTCAAGGGTTCCGAAGCGTATTGCTGGCGAATGACGGCAAGGGGCGCATGATCGAACCACGGACTTCCCGACGTTCCAAAGTCCATGTCGAGTTCTTGCGCGATCAGGACTTTAGACTTGTGCCGCTCCCATTCCCTGTCGTACCACGGCGACCTGAGAGCCTTGTAAAGCCCCGGTTCCGTGACAAATTTGTAACCCGGATGACGTTCATGCCACAGGCCGTCGAGAATCTCCACCTTCCCGTTGTCTATCCGGTAGAGTCCGAGCGAATGAACGGGGTGCGTGGACCAGTGAACGTCTCGAAACTTGAAGCCTCCCCCCGAATAGGCCAGATAGAAGCTGTCGGCCATGCCGTTCGGCGTTGAGATTCTGATCTGGCATTCCGTCGTTCGCGAGAGGGCGCGGTCAATCGCCTGTCCGTTCTCGCAGCGCGCCTCCTCATCCCGGATGACGGCGGTTTTCCGGCCGCCGGCTCCGGCGTTCGCATTACTCGACTCCCCGTCGATACCCGTTCCCGTATCCCGATTGTAGACATGGCAGCTTGCCCGTTCCCTGTGTTTCATCGTCAGGAAGGACGGCATCCATTCCTCAATGAAATCCAACTTCGAGAACAGGGTATCGGGATCGTCCGTGGCGTCCACGTATTCTTCCTTGCGCGAGATGCAGCCAAACGACAGGCGTTTCCTGAACCGCTGCTTGTGATCGAGAACGCACATCGCGTCCCAAGTCACACCCTGATCTCTGGACTTGCGGATTCCGAGGCAATACTGCCGCTCGATGGCCGTGTCGATGTCCAGGATCGTCGCATCCTGTTCCGGCCAGGTAATCATGGGCAGCACCGGCGTTTTTGCGCGCGGGTCATACGTCCACACAAAGCTGTTGATGTAGAACAGAATGTCGGCCGAACACGTATGCCGAATCGTCTGCTGCCACTCTTCGTCATAGGCACAACGTCGATACAGAATCTCCCGCCACCGAAGGTTCGCTGCCAAGTCCTTCGGCACGTCCCTATACGACAGCATCCCCGGCGAGCGCGTCGCGAATGCGCTGGGAGATATTGAGTTCGTCGATGATTCTACGGTCGCGGGCAAGCGCGGCCTCCATGTCTTCGTTCGCGGAAAATGTCCGTGGCGTCGTCTTGGCCAGCCAATCCGTCACAAGCCGGGCGCGATCCTTTACGCATTCGCGCCAAGTAAGCAAAAGCTCGAAAGCCACCCAGGAAGGAGCGTCTTCGCGTTTCATGGACTTGTCGTGCAAATGGTGCAGAATCCATTCCAAATCCTCCGCGCGCACAGCGCCGCTCGTTCGCTGAACCGCTACTGCTTGTTGTAGTGGTTCCACATCGCCAGGAAGAAGGCCGCGGCTGCCGTCAGTCCCATCGCTATCCAACTCACCAGCTTTCCCATCACAAACCGTTCGGCCTGTTTGTGCTCCCTTAGATGCCCGTCTACGTCCACGGCGAGCCTTCCGAGGCTGCTTGCCAGCACCTCGTTCTCCTTGTGAGACAGGGCCATCGCCGTGTCCCCCTGCGACAGGCGTTGGTTGATCAGGTCCAGTTTCGGCTCCATCCGCTGCTGGCTTTCCAAGATCATCTGGAGGCGCTGGTTCATGGCTTCGTGATGCAGACAGACATCCGGCGTCCGTGTCAGTTCCGGCATTCTCAGGCTCCAAGCTTTTTCTCTCCCAGAAAAGGCAAAAGAAAACGGGCATTCACCAGTGTTCACGGCACCGTGAATGCCCGTCTTTATGACCGCCGCGCGACAGCGCGTGGCTTTTGCCGTCCACCGCTCAGGCCTGGCCGGGCCTCAAGCGGAGAAAATTCAATCTACCATCTGGCTGCGCCTTCTCTGCTTCACCCATGCCTTTTCCGACAGCTTTTCGTCGCCGGCCGATACAGACCGCAGACCGTGCAGTGTATCCATCCCGCGCCGCGGCTGTGTTTCTCCTTCCCATCGTTCCTAAACGATGAGCGACGCGACTGTCTATCTTCTAAACGCGATGCTGCCGACAGCCGGAGCAACGCAAGCAACCGCCCCAGAAGACTTTCTCCGCCCGCCTTTCCTGATTTCCGCGCAACGTCCTGCATCTCACTCTCCTTGAAGTGGTACTGTGCCTGTATACGAAAACGGACGGCTTTCACCGTCCGCTTTCTCTCGGCCTTCTCCTGCATGGGATTCCAACCCACTTTCCACGAGGCGATGCCACCGCCCGCAGGGAGTTCCGTTTGCTGCTGTCTCGTTACTTTCGCTCACTGCACATCCTCTTGACTTTTCGTTCAAGCATCCGCACAAACCTGAGCGTCAAAGCCACGGACATTTTCCGCGGAACCCGCGTTGGAGGCACCGCGGGTTTCGACGAAAGACATGACAAATCCAAAACGTGACAGGCTCGCTTCGGCCCATTCACCGTCTCAATAATGGGATTATCGAATGGAATCTCCACCATCTCCTCTTCGCTCAATCCAACTACTCCTCATTGTTTCACGTGGAACATTCCCACAACCTGGGCACTTGTACCCAACCTACCTGTATTCTACACTATGCACCACCGCTTGTCAAGAACTTTTTTGAGAATTTCCACTTTTTCTTTCCACGCAGTCCCGTCCCACAAGCCACCACCTCTTGGCTCAAACGGCTAAATGCTCACTCAACAAGAGAGGGGATAGCTATAGGGGGGACCCATCGCGAAGGGGTGGGGGCGGGGTTAGAACCTGG